CATACAGGTATGAATTACTAATTGGCGCTGTTTGTTCTTCTTTTTGATTCCTAAATTTAGGGGCACCAAATGTGCGATAACCGCCCATCATTTTTTTACGCAAATTTATATCTTCATAAAAGGTAACGTGGTCATCATCATTGACAAAATTCCACATCTCAGGGAATATCAATTCATCGTTTTTTATTTTACTATATCGTTCTGATTGTGACGCATATGCGACTTTACCATCGGGATTGACGATAGCCAATGCCGCATCGTGAAAGTATTCTGAATAACCAACATATCTCATAGGAGTATATATCAAGTTAAATATTCGTATATATCTTTCCAGTTTTTCATCAGGGGAAACTCTGTATTATCCATGTTGAAACTGTGTTCCATGAGAATAGAGTCAAGACCAAAACTTGCACCACACTGGGCATTCTCAATCTTGTCTTCAACCCAGACATAATCTTTACCTTCATACTGACTTAACTCTTGGTCTTTGTCAGCCCCAGTATCAAGATAGATAAACTTCTCAAACACAGTTTCACCAAACAACTTCTGAAGGTTCTGTGTCCGAAGTTTCTGTGCGTTAAAGTCTTTACTCAAACTTGTGATTGCGTGAAAGACATACCCATGTTCTTCATGGAGTTTCTTGATATAGTGCATTGCATCGCGGAGAGGTGGTAGAAAACCAATCGCAGCACTTTCGTTGAACAACCGAACCATTTCTTTTGATTCAGAAGGTTCAAGTCCATAGACCTTACCTATATCATAGGAATCGGGGTCTTTAACAACATAACCCTTTTCTTGCATCCAGATATCAAAGGCATATCCCCAGTTAAGGACAACACCATCAATGTCGGTAAGAACTACTTTGTGATATTTTTTCATATATTTTCCTTTCTTATACTATTATAATACAAGAAAGGGCACAGTTTGTCAAGCGTTTTTTGTGGGTCGTGCATGTATTTTTTCATGCATCTCGGCAACAGACAGTAAGTCTTTGACCGCTTCCTCTATAGAAAGATACGGGCCTGCGACAACATCACTATAATATTCATCCGAACAGATAATCTCGTAAGTATTCATAAAATTAAAGTTGAGTATCTGCACGATTGCGTAAGTGCGGTCTTCAATCTTTACGGTTTCAAGTATTTGAATTTGCCCTTTTTATGCCTTTACATATTTGAATTTTTTTAAGTATTTGAATTTATTATTTGTATAATCATCAAGCATGATAACTTTATTACCGCCACCCGTGTAGTGCAGAAAATTCATATCATATCCACGGTCATCTTCCCAATGGGTGGGTGTATCATTCCAAGTCTGGTCAATACCCTTGATGTCAAATCCGTGTTTGGTCAATTGACCAGAGATGAAGAACTGGTCATTGTTTACCCAAAACGCATCCTTACCCTCTCCTGCCATCATGTATTCATACCAGTCATCAAAACACTCTCGTGCTTTGAGTCGTGCATCTCTTGACCAAACCATGACACCAGTATTGAAACAGGTTATACTTGATGGTTCTTTACCCCATCGGTTCTCAACGATAGGGACACCCGTTCTATTAAATCTTGTTGCAACTTCTTGATATTTTTTTTGACTATAATCCCAACTATTATATCCACCCCCTTTGGTTGTCCGAATATCAGACTCAAACACACCATAAACATCACAGTCTTCTATGTCAAAGATGTTCTCTTCAGTATTTGCAATAATATCCGTATCGACAAACAACAACTTATCAAAGTCATCATAGAGAGGGTCGTAAACTAATCGTAGAACTTCAAACAAAGGAACAGTAGTCCCAGATTTACCTTTAGTAAACACCTTATTATTCGTATAATGGTGTATTGCGCCTATCTTATTTGCATAGGTGCGAAATGATTCCGCAGAGAGGTCTGCGGTTTTTTGATATAGTTCTGCGCGAGTGCCTTGAGGATACTGAGGAACTTTACCCCGTTTGTTAGTATCTTCATCAATTATCATATATTGATAGATGATATTTTTCATTCAATTAGTCCAGTCTTATAGACTGTCTTGCCATCTTCTCTCATTGCGGTCAATACTGATTTACGATTACCTTCCACCTTATACGACACATGAACCCAACCAGAGTCAGGAATGCCAGGCGTATAGAACTCAAGGATGAGTTGGTCAAAGTCCAGATTGTCTTCAATCCACTTTGCGACTTCGTAGTTAGATGTGCCTGGACATTCGATGTCCACTGCCTCACCCTTACAATGTTGGGACTTTGACGAACCGCCAACCGCTTCATTCAGTGCAGGGCCACGGTATCCAGAGTTGATTACGGTAACACCAAAGTTATCTCGAACAGGTTGAACGACCATCAGGAACAACGCCTGTGCCGCAACCAAGTGTTCTTCATTCGGTGTGTTGTCGATACCTTGTCGCAGAGCAGTCTGGGACTTGGTAAATTCACTCAAGGTGAAGTTTGGTGATAGTCTCAATTTAGTTTTCCTCTTTCGACCATTTCTTTGGTCATGATATAGTCTCGAACAAAGTCTGACCTTACAATATCTGCCCATCCGAATTCTACGGTTGTAAAGTTGTTCATGACTTCCATGATGTTCATAAAGTCCAGAATACCGTTCTTGTCAGTCTCTTTATTTAGGTCTGATTGATAGTAGTCTCCACTGAAGATGATGCGTGTATTGCGTCCCACACGAGTGATAATACTATCCAGTTCGTGGTATGTAAGGTTCTGCATCTCATCAACCAGAATGATTGCGTCATCGATTGTCTGTCCCCGAATGAATGAAGTGGACATAAACGAGATTGCACCCTGTGTCTCAAGCATATCATATGCGAGTTTCTCATTGAATAGTTCGGTTGCGATTGACCGATACGGTGCGGTATATGCATCAACCTTCTCCTCGATTGAGCCAGGCAGATACCCCATCTCCCGTGTCGGAACAACGCTCCTTACGATAACAAGTTTGTCTTGTTCATACGATTTATCTAGAACATCCGCGAGTGCGAGATACATTCCGATAAAGGTCTTACCCGTTCCTGCCGAACCACAGAGAACCAAATGGTCTCTGTCATCCCACGAGTCGTATGCTATTCTTTGATTTTGTGTGATTGCTTCGTAGGTTAACAGGTGGTCTATCTTGAGACGTTTCATAGTCATGTCTTGATAGTATTCCCTTTACCCGAACCTTTTTTGACATTCTCCATCAAGTTTTTCCAATCACCTGATGTTTTGTTGATTACATTGCCTGTTTGTGTCACCAGTGCAGGCGCACCGATTACTCGACACCAATCAGGGTTTTCTTCAAGAAATTTTTGAGACTCATCATAAGAACAGAAGATATCTTTCTCTTCTTCAGTCTCTTTATGCATCATTGTATATGTTGGCATTTTGTCTCCAAGTAACGTTGAGGGTGGCTAGCACCCCCAACGAGATACTTGACCACCTACCTTTATGCTAGAATTGAACTTTCGTATTCGGCAATAGTCTGATTGAGAAAACTTTGTTTTTTCGATAACCTATGAGCAAGGTTGTCTCTTCCCTTTTTCTTGAGACGGTGGATATAGTTATCGAGTTCTCTACTGTCGTTTTTCAATCTCTCTATTTGCGTTCTTGGCATAATTGCTCCTTGTTGTTAGAGTTGAAAGAAAACATAACGAAAAGTTAAGATATCAGATTCGGGAATGCCTCCTCTGCAATCTTTTTAGTCAAACCTTTAACTGGTGACTTCTTGTTCACCATGTCCAGAACGATAAGTGCATCTTCTGGATGAATTGCTTCTAACATTTGAATGAATTGTTTTTCGATTTGGAACTGTTTCAACTGTGCAGAACGAGCGCCTTTCACATAGTCGCCAAACTCACGGTGTTTCTTTCTCAAAGTTGAGGGAACACTCTCTGGTCGATTAGGGGTGTATGGGGGTTTGCCTGCGGGAAGGATGAATTGTAGTCGGTCATCAAATGCACCGCGAATGACATCCTTGACTGCGGGGATATTGCCTTTTTCTTTTAGAAAAGCAATCTTATCTTTTCGAGTTTTCATTTGCGAAAACTGGTGAAAAATTTCAAAAACTTCAAGTTCCATTATTTCTCCGTATATATTATATAGTGTTTTAGGGTTCTCTACAGGTCGTAATATTCATCAAATTCTTCTAACATTATCTGATATTCACCTACAAGATATGTATAAGTTGCCACAGATTCCTTGTTTCCACGCTTCTGTGCCTTCTCTAGGTCATTTTCAGCCGACTCTAGAAACCCTTTGATTGCATACCTCTTCTGCAAAATTTCTGGGTCAAGATTTAGTTTCATAACAATATTCCTTTCATCATATGTATACTAACATATTTTCCAACTTTTGTCAAGCACAAAATAAAAGGGGCAGTCTGACACCGCCCCCTTTACCCTACTCCCTACTCCGCAGAGATAGGTTTCGCACTTATAACGGGGATGTCCCGTATTCCTATTTATGCGGCGAGCGACTCCACACCCGTTTGGATGTAACCTTTATCAAACTTACCAACATTGACGTTTACATAGTATGCGATGTCAAAGTAGTCAGTCATGATATCGGTCTTGTCATACCACTCACCACGACTCGTTACACCTTTCATGGCGGCAACCAACTCATTCAGAAAGTCAGCAGTCTCTCCAGTGTAAAATTTATCAACGTGGTATGTATTGACTTGACTGTGGATATTGCCATCAGTAGCAGGGTAGTAAATATTCTCACCACGCCGGTCAACACCAGTAAAAGACAAAGGCCCTTCTTTCAGGGTCACAACCAAAGAACTATAGTTGTTGATACTGATAGAACCTTTCATACCATACTTCTTGAGAACCGCCTTGATGCCAGGCGCCAACTCTTTTTTCATCTCTTGTGTTACATAAGCCATAGTTTCTCTCCTTTTCTCAACTATATCTTACTATAACAAAAAGAACATGATATGTCAAGCACTTTTTTCGAAAATAATATTTTTTTCTGCCTCCCAATAATCGTGGAATTCTCCTCTTTCTTCGGTAATTATAATCCTGATAGTCTCAAGAAAGTCATCATCTTCCATTATTTCAAACAAATTACTCATACTATCAGGCCCATCCGTATACATCGCATTGACACCGTATCGTTTCATTTTGCGTGTTGTTCTACGAAGAAACACTTTCACTCTCTCACCATATAGTTTAGGAGACGGAGTGAACAGATACACCAATCTTTTTGAGTTCATCAATGCGGGTAGGATACCTTTTTGTAGAATGTCATGGTGGTGAAGTGATGTGCTGAATCCAAACACCTCATCCTTCGGAAAGTCTTTCAATCCAGATAGAAGTTCTTGATGGGTAACATCTTTGAATTTAGGTTCGTCCGAATCCAGATTATAGTTCACCACGATTGCAACATCTTCTTTACTGACCCACCACGGTTGGATATCATCTGTCGGCATACCCTTTACACCCTCATACGAATGTCTAAATCCAGTCTCCCTGAGAGCATCCATTGCCTTTGCCCAGTAAGGAAACAACTCATAGTTTAGGTCTTCATCAAATATCGTATGTTGAATGAAATGACGATTGGTATTAAACTTAGATGTCCAGTTGGTGATATTGTCAATGACCCTATCACTTCTCTTTACAAAATCTTTCGCGCCGCCATGTATGTGTTCGTCATTTGTGATATCCCAGAGAAAGTCATCCCATATGAATAGTGGTAGTCCCAGTTCAAGACATGCGATATAGGATGCAATATATGATACACCATCAGGCGGAAGGTTGAGACATACGACATCACCCTTCTCCATACCCTTTGACAGAAAGAAACGTTTGTGTTGGTTGATAGAAAGACATAGATTCTCATAATCGACATCATCGATTAGGAGGTCTTTCCGAATAATCTCACGACTTATTGCGTTCATTTAGATATCCACGAAGTTGTTCGAAGTTTATCTTCGTATCTTGAAAGAAGGGTTCTAGGTCAACATCATCTGGAACTTCGGGTAGTTCTCTTGGTTCGATAAAGAAATGACCGTCAATCAGATATAACGTGTCCTCGATATATCGTGGTTCGTCCCAGAGTTCACACCGAATCTCTTTACCATCGAACTGATAGAAGTCATCTGCCAACACACCCAGACCATTTTCTTTGACCACACTATCCTCGTCAACAAAGTTTATCAGTAAAGGGATTGCAGTATCAATAGACCCGTAGTGAGAATGAAACTTCACATTATATTCTCGTGCGAGGTCTACGAAAGTCTCATTAAGAGTGAACCCACACATATTGATGTTCAGGGGTTTCTTAAATGGTTTATCAAATTTATCGAGAAATAGTCTCAACGACTTTTCGTTTGCTATCATAACATGAGTAAACTCGTCATTATAAATCATCTGCCATGAACTCTCATTCGCACCATTCACATCTAGGTTTGTATCGTGACTTATTGGAAGAGTCAGATGTCTATTTGCAACCATTAGAGATGGAATGAGAGATGTCAACATTGCAGAAGCATGATGTAGGTTTCTTGAGTGAACAACCTTTGAGTTCTCATCAAACTTAAATATATCCACATTCCTACGGGAGATTGTCATAACTTCTCGATGAGAGAAGTAAACTGGTCTAGATGGTTTAGTTGTTCCAGAAGTAGAACTCATCAATAGAGGGTCATCAGGAGAAATTTCATAATTAAACGTTGTATCTTCAGTTGACATTTCTGGCAGTTTTACCGCATCTATCGATTGTCCCCCATATCGTCTCATCATCTCACCGTGGAGACCACCATACACACCATCACCCTCATGACTAAAATGTAGATAAAAATCAGATGGCCCATGTAGCGCAAGTTTGGTGTATGGAAGAGATTCTTCTGTCGCGGGACTGTCTAACAATATAATCTTTAGACCCATCTCTGCACATGCGATGATTGCAGAGACATGCATAGTATCAACACTTAGGAGTGAAATTGTTACGAGATTGCCTTTTACTACACCACTAAGTTCTAATAGATGTTTCCATCTATTGATTAGTCGAATAAAATATTCGCGTGATTCTCTAGGTTCTGGTTGGTTTTGATGGTCAGACCACCAAATCTCTCTATTGATTATATCACGATTTAAGATGTCTTGAGTGTATTTTACACCCGATGAATTCATTGTAGTAGTCATCATTTAACAATACGTCATTTTCAAATTGCAGTTTTGCCTCATAGTAAGAACATTCACCTTTAGTCTTACAAAGTCGTAGTATCTCTCGATTGAAGGAAACACCCTGTTCTAATAGGTCTAGAACGGCGCCAGAAGACCCGTGGTAACTTTGCCAATCAGACTGGACTCTTGTCCTCACTTTTCTCTTTCTGGTTTTTGTCTTGGGTAACACTTTGGGTTTCCAGAAAAACTTTTTACCAATATACTTTTTACCGTTCTGTAGATTTGTAATACAGTAGACGAACCCCTGATATTCTTCAAGGAATTCGTCTACTGGTTCAAATACTTTATTTTCATACATCCACATGAATGTATATATGGTTATGATATTGGTGTTCCGCACATAGGGCAGAATGAGGGCTCTTCCTCGCTATCGTAAACTAGGACTTCAGTTCGATGGTCACAAACTTCACATTCGAGTTCATACGATTCGTCCATTATGCTGCAACTTCATCCCAACCCCAGTCACCTTCCATACCATTTACAGAGTATTCGGTAACACGTTTCTCGAAGAAGTTGTCATGCGATGCACCATTTAATACCCAGTCTAACCACGGTAGGGGATTATCCTTGACACCAAACTTTGGTTTCATACCAAGTTGTAGGAGTCTACGGTCTGCGATGTGACGGATATATTGTTTGACATCCTCTTCGGTCAGACCTTCCATCTCCATACCATCAAAAGCAAGTTTGATGAAACGGTCTTCGAGTTTGACTACATCTTTTGCCATCTGATAGATTTTAGATTTCAGTTCATCGTTCACGATGCGCGGATGTTCTTCACAGAACTCACGGAATAGTTTCGCGTTACCCTGAACATGCAGAGTCTCGTCACGAATAGACCACTCAACAATTGTTCCCATACCCTTCATCTTACCATACCGTTGGAAGTTCAACAACATCACAAACGATGCGAACACTGACAGACCTTCGTTGAATACAGACTGTGCGAGGGCCAATGCCAGACCCGTATGACTGTTGATGTCACCCTGTTTCATGAAGTCAATCTTGTCGGACATCTCTTTGTATTCGAGGAACATATGGAAGTCCTCATCAGGCAGACCCAGAGTATCATTCAACAATGCATATGCACGTTGGTGAACTGCTTCTCGACCCGCAAACGATGATAACATATTACGGACTTCATTATTCTTGAACTTTGGAATCAGAAGTTCGTGGTAGTTCTCACCAACTTGAACATCTGATTGTGTAAACAGACGGAGAACCTGTGTGATAAAGTTCTTCTCTGGTTCACTCAGTTTAGTCTTCCAATCCTGAACGTCTTCGGACAGTTCTGCTTCGTCTTCAATCCAGTGTATCTCTTCGTGTTTCTTTGATAGTTCCACTGCCCACGGGTAGAGGAACGGCCGGTATGTTTTTGAAAAATCTAGTAATGACATTTTTTATCCCTCGCAAGCACGACATTCATCGTCTTCTTGTGTTTCTAATGATTTGTTTAGGTATTCCATAAGTTCTTCATATCCGCCCACATATTCTCCTTCCAGATAAATCTGTGGGACTGTTTTGACATCTCGGCCTGTCACTTCACGAGCGGTCTTACCTATCTCTTTCAGGTCGATGTAATCAAAAGGAATACCCCTCAAGCGGAGTTCTTCCTTTGCCATAGAACAGAATGGACAGTCGGACTTACCATAGACGATAGAACGCATATCACCTTGTAGTGCGACACGTTCTACCTTCTCAGACACGTTCTCTGCCCGTTGTTTTGATTCGGTGCGTAGGTAATAGAGACCTTTCAATCCTTTCGCCCATGCACTATAGTGAACCTTGTTTACATAAGACTTATCCGCACCAGACGGGAAGAACAGGTTCACAGATTGACCTTGACAAACAAACTGTTGACGTTCTGCGGAGTGTTGCACCACCCACATCTGGTCAAGTTCATCTGCGGTCTTGAATACTGCCTTCTCACCTTCGGTAAGGAACGGTAGATGTTGAACAGAACCTTTCTTGGTAATAATAGATGTCCAAGTGGATTCGGTGTTCTCACTTCTCTCATCAAGCAGTTGTTCGAGGTATTTGTTCTTTACCAAGAATGAACCCGCACGAGTTCGATGAGTATATGCATTTGCCTTCAGCGGTTCGATAGAAGGACTTGTTGATAGAATTATTCCTGAACTTGCGTTGGGCGCAATGGCAAGCAAGTGTGAGTTGCGCCTTCCAGACCCATCGCCATCAGGATATTCACCACGTTCTTGGGCAAGGAGTTCAGTTTCTGCAACTGCTTCTGATTTAATGTGGTCAAACACGGTTCGGTTGATTTCTCTTGCGGCTTC